AGATTATTTCATATCTAAGAGGCAAAGAAGCTGTAGTAATATATGTAGATGTGATTAAGTTAGCATGGTTGAATCTATGACAAACATAATAATTTCCATCTATAATAAATCCTATCCTAACTGTTCCCACACCTAACCACTCCAAGTCCATAAATAAAATCTGAGCTTTTCTTAAATCAAGTGTAATTCCACTAGGACCTGATCCATCCATAGGATCTACATTCCAATTTGCTTGAGCAACTGGATTATTTACTAATGATCCTGAAACAGAACTTCTTTCAACAAAACTTACTGCGCTGTCATTTTGTTCTAGATAATATCCATTAGATGCTCCATAATATCCAACTCTTTGTCTAAGTCCTGTTTTAGCAGGATTCATTACAAATGTATTTAGAACAAGAAGACTTTTACCAGGCTGATATGAAAATACTTTTGTAGTTTCTCTAACCACTTCAGAACCTGATGCTGCTGTTACACCTAAGTTTATTAAACCTTCATTAGCATCAAATGTAGTAGACCCACTTACAGCAGTAGCTGTCGACCACAAATTATTATCTGCAAATCTATGACTAGAGTCAAATAATGTAAATGGTTCACTAACTCTCAGTCTACCAAATGCATCTGTAAGCATTGGGTATTGTGCAAGAATATCATTAGAACCTGAACCTCCTATGGAAACTATAGTACCCATAATTTATTGGATCCAAGTAATTAAAAATGTAGTACCTGTTGCGTCATAAGTAATACCATTTAGAGAGTTATTCTTATCAGGAGCAAAATTTACAGTTGTTCCTGCAGGTAAGGTAACACCATTAACTAATCCAGCAGCACCGCCAACATTGGCTATTGAAAAACCATATGTTACTGAAATACCTCCAGAACCAGAATCAGAAATAATTACAGGTGTTCTTGTTGTTACTGCACTACTACCTACTAAAAAATCATAAATTTTTTGTAAGCCTTCAAGTACTTTCAATTGCCAAGGAAAATTATTTCCCTTGTTTCCGTAGTCTTTTAAATTTCCTATTGACATAATTTTTATTTTTTAACTTGTTGAACATACTTTGCTTTTTGTTCAGTAAACTTTTTAGCAATGTCTTTTACTTTATTACCATATTTAGCAAGCAAGTATTCATTTAAATTAGTCTTTTTCATAGTTGCTTATTAATTAATAAATTGTATTACTGTTCCTTGTGGTACTGCTATTGTAAAATCAATAACAACCTGTGCTTCAAAAGGTACAGGTCCTGTCATAACTAAAGTAAACCAATGATCTTCAGGAGCTGAGATTGTATTATCATCTGCAATAAATGATGATAATGTAGAAATTAAAGCTCCTGTTCCATCTTTTACAAGAACATTAAAGTTCATAGCAGATGCTACTGTATCATAAACATTTGTATCTGGTGCTAATATAACAGTATCTTCTCTTACTCTTAAAACATCAGCCGAACCAACTGCTACACCAATAAGATATGCATAACTTGCAGCTCCAGTTATTTCAGCTGTTCCTTGAATTCTGTATCTATCATATACATCACCATTTGAAGTAGTAATAGTTCCAGTTATAGGAGTCATTGTTGCTTGTACTTCTGGATCAAGTGAACCTTCTATGAAAGTTACAGAAGGTTCTCCTACTACAGCAGCAAAGTCTTCAACAGAGATAGCCACTGCAAGATAACCATCATCGCGTCTTCCATCTTTTAAACCTACAGGTAAAAGTGTTTTGGCAGGGTCTACAGTAGTAACTTGTCTACCCCCACGGATCCAAGAGATGAAATTTAATATATCCATGATTGTTTATTATTAAGAGTTTATATTGACATAGTTTCTTATTTAATTAATTATCATAAAGTGTACTCTAACTACATTGTTTAATGCGGCACCTCCAGCATTTGCTATTGTAACACTAAAAAATCCTGCTCCTATAGTACCAGTACTAACTACAGGAAAACTAGCAGCTGCTCCTGGATATTGCACTGACACAAGAATTCTTGAGTCAGCAGTAACATTATCATTATTAACATTGAATGATGCTTTAGCATTTGCAGCTAATGTAGAAGATACAGTAGTGATTACACCATTGAATGTATTTAAAGTAACAGCAGTTGAAATAGAAGTCAACTGAGTTACAGTACCATTATCATATAATGAATGTAATGGTGCAGCATTAACTGCTAGTGGTAACCAACCGTCATCTCTAGAAGAATCTTGAGCCCCAATAGGTAATAGGTTAGTAACATCTGTAGGGAGAGTTTCTCTATAATTTCCCGCTTTAATCCAGGAGATAAAATTTAAAATATCCATGGTTATTTATTATTAAGATTTTATTATGCTGATGCAACATTAATAATTCCTCCATCAGTTACTGTTACTAACCATCTTAAACCATTAGCAGAGCGCATTAGAATACCTTCACCTGGAGTTTCAAGTTCAATACTTTTAGTGTTTACAACAAGATTTGCAGAAGTAGTATCAGTTGGAACAGTATTACCTACAACAACTTGACCATTTGGAAATAGCATTAATTTCTCATTACCAATACCACCGCCACATGAAAACTTCATTACAACATTTTGAAAAGTATTGAAGTATATTGAATTATCCATTATAGGGTTCCCTGGAACTGGTGGATTTATTCCATATCCAAGAGCTGTTATATTAGTTGACATATTATTACTTAATGACCCACCAACAACAGTTGTTTGAGTTCTAATTCCCGCACTTGGTTGTAGACTGGTACTTTGTAAAATTCTTAATGCTTGACCAACAGTATTAACAGTATTAATACCAATTCTACCAAAATTATTTGTTAATGTAGAACTAGGTGTCCATTGTGCACCTGACCACAATAATGTTTGATATAATGCAGCACCATTAGCAATACTTCCACCACCTCCTGCTCCTGGAGGGCCTTGTGGACCTTGAATTCCTTGAGGACCTTGTGGACCAGTTGCTCCTTGAGAAGCTAATAAAGCCCAATTTCCAGGAGTTACGTTTGGAGCAGTTGTTCCTGATGTAGGAGCAATACAAAACCAAGAAGCTCCACCAAAACCTACTGCATCATCAACAACATAAGATGCTCCTGATACCCATGCACCTTGCCAGTTAAGACCTGCTGGTCCTACTGGTCCTGGTACACCTTGAGGTCCTATTGGGCCTTGTGCTCCTGGAGGAATTACAGCGGCAACTTGAGTTGCAAAGTTTTGTACAGAGATTCCTGCAGTTAAATATGAGTCATCTCTTCTGTCATCCTTTAATGCAACAGGTAGCAAACTTGTTGCTGGATCAGCAGAAGTAACTACTCTACGACCTTTAATCCAAGAAATAAAATTTAAAATATCCATGACGTTTTGTTTTATAAATAATTTGTATACACTATATCTATAATATAATGAAAATTATTTAGATAACAAACTATTCAGAAACTAATTCTTTAATATACAAAAAAATCCCCAGCTTTGCAACCGGGGATTCAACCTGTAATATGCACGCTAGAAACAAGGAAACAGGCTAGAGTAGTAGGCCGATTGACAGTGCAATAGCTAACATAACAGCAATGCAAATATTTGCAATTTTAAAATCATCCTCATTAATTACATACTGCTGTGAGATTTTATCATACACAGGTTTATATAGTAAATGTGCTATTGCCCATAACATAGCAATAACTGTAAATAATATAATAATTGCAACTATTCTCATCACTTCATTTTTAATAGTTTCTCAGATAACAATAATGTTCTTGTGATCTCTCCAATTGCTTGGTCAAACAAAAGACTCTTTACTGGTGATCTGTTTTCATTATAGTTATCCTTAAGATCTTCTGCTAATTTAGAGAAGGTCTTTCTCAATTCAATAATTTGTTCAGACTCATTGATCTCTTCTGAGTCTAAACCTACTAAGATATCCCCGAAAGAATATATCTTAGTTTCTTTAAAGGCTGCTTGTTCACTCATAATTTATCTATTCTTCGTTGTAAATATACTAAAGCTTTTTGTAAATCTTCTTTCTTAGTAGAAGTTTTTTTACCAGCTCTTACAATATACTTTATAACATTACCAAGATAAAAGTCTTCATCTAACCCCCAAGCTTCTAGTACATTAAATACTTCATAAGTATTTCCTGCACCACCATAATACTTGGGTCTATCAAGATTTATAAGTCTATCTTCAAATGGTATCTGTTTAGATACTATCTTATCAAATGGTGTATACATTTTACTGCTATACAACTGTTCTGATTCTTCTGTAAAGTTTACCATACTATTGCAATATCTCTTTCAGCAACCATTAATTTCATTCCATCTTCAAGTTCTACTGCTTCTGATGCTTGTAGGCCAGTGATTCCCATGTATACTCTATCCCCCACCTTTACTGATTCTACTTCATCCCCTATAGCATAGACTTCTAACTTAGTCCATGTCTTTCTCATGTCCATTTCAATTGCTTGCTTGTCAGCTTCACTTAATTCAAATGGAGATTCTTTCATTTCTGGTTTGTTTAACAAAATCCTTTTTCCTTTTAATTGCATTGTATTGGTTTTTAATTAAAGACAAATATAAACAAAATATTTATTTACCTTGTCCTCTATATAACTTTTTATAGTTTTTACTAGATTTTAGTTTACTAGTTTTTGTTTTAGCATGTATACCTGGACGGGATACTTTTGGACTTTCAATCTTAGTTGATGTTTCTTTTATTTTTGCCATGATATAATTATTAAGTACTATATAATATACTTAATTTTTTATTACCCGGTTATATGTAATATTGTTTTTTGCTCTTATGTCTTTGTGAGTAAACTGCCAGAACTCTCCTGTATCATTTAGAATCACAGTATATATAGTATCTGTTTCATGCCCGTAGTCAGTTACTAGCCAAATAACCCCCGGGCCTTTTGGTGTATTTACTTCTACTCTATTGGTTGGTTCATAGATCATAATTCTCTATCTTAATTTTTTCATCTCTCTCTACTAGTCTTGTGTAAAGTTCAATATCTTTACTCCACTCTTTCCCTGTCCAGAATTCAAACCCTAAATAGCTTGATTTATACAGACAGCATTTCTCATATCCTCCTAGCAAATATACATATTCACAGCCAAGTAACTTAGCAGTTTCACATTCATACATTTGAGCTACAGTTCCTAGAGAAAGTTTAGGGTCAGCATAATCCCAGATAAACTGGTATGCTACAAATTGTGTATCAAACTGTTTATATAAACTTATCCCTACCAATGTATCTGCCCAGTACTCTATGACATTGCAATCCTTAAAAGATTCTAGTTTAATATCCCGCTTGAATCCATGGTGTGTACAATACTTATCATACAACTCCATGTAAGCTTCTAGATTACCAGCAATATCCCCGTGTTCTAGTATAATTCTTTTGGATAATTTCTTTGTAGTTTTAGTTGGCTTGTATTCTGCTAGATTTATCCGGGTACTTCTTTCATTGTACCATCTACCTTCCCAGGGAATCCATCCTTCTTTAAGTGCATCTATAGAAGATTCATTTTCTTCTAGTATACCATAAGCACAATTGACTATGATTTCAAAATCACTTACTTTACCAAAACCATTAATGTGATCAAAATATATTTTCACTTTCTTGAGAAGAAGTTCTTCTTGGGAGTTTCTACCTTGGTAGTTTTTAACTTCTCTATAATCTTATTTGCTTGTTCTTCAGCAAATCCAATTGCCTCTTCTTCTTTGTCTTTGATATTCCAGTTGTTTAGTAGAATACTCATGTGCATAGTTTCATGCATAACAGCTGTGGCTTTCTCTGTAGGATTATACTTCTTGAAAGTACCCATGTTCAAAAACAAGAATGGTTTGTGTGGAGCTTTACCTGTTAGCTTCTTATCCGCGGGGTCATAGTTAGTCCACCCATATATGTAAACACCATTACCTTTGGTCTTGTCTACTTCTTCAGCTTGAGCATCTGCTCTATTTAGACCATGCATTTCCGGGACTTTATAATAGTCAAATATCTCAGTGGCATCATTACCAATGAGTACTATATACTTGCCCATGTCAATCTTCTTCATATACTAATATACAAATTATTTTGCACACTTACTATAGGCATCACACTTCTGGGTAGACTTACACCCAGACATCATGTAACCTATAGCAACTCCTACACATATACCAAATACATATAGGACAAATAGTTTCCATTTTTCCATATAACAAATATAATACAAATAACAAAGGCCCGGGCTTTCAACTCCAGACCTTTGTGCTATTTATAACTTAAACAAAATAACATGACAAATGTAAAACTAAATTTTTAAATTCCAAACGGGGGTAAAATTATTTTATATTAGGGGGTGGGATGGGTGATGCTACAGACACCCCCGGGGGCCGCGCCAAACTGGGTACACCCCCCATAAATCTGAGGCAGCAATGTCATATTCTAGGTGCAAAAACAAAAAATATTTTACCAGGAAAAATATATTAACCCATACATGCTAGGTTACATGCTATGTAGTATAGTATATATAGTATAGGTATATCTAATATGTGTTGTGTCAAGATCTATGCTTGCCGCTGTGCTACATCAATCTATCTATGTATGTATGTGTAATACATCACCTTGTCATACTATTCATAACCATTAAAACATTTACCATGAAGATTTACTTTGCACTTATCACAGATTACTTAGGAAAACCTGTTCAACAATTAGCATACACTGCTACTGCTAAACACTCTGCATTCTTAGCACAAGAATACATTGACCATGTTCCACCTGCTTGCGGATTTACAATATGCAAGAAATATGTAGATGCAAAACAAATAGCTAAGCTCCTTAACCAAGGGGCTTATGCCATACTCATCACCTTGTTGTACTACTAATAACTATTAAAATATAAAGTCATGATTAAAACTATTCAGTATGTTTCTTTAAGTATCCTGTTAACAATCTTTCTAGAAGGTTTGTTAACTATGGGTTGGGCGTTTAACTTCAACAAGTATGGAGTATTTGCTTGGTTAGTTCAAGCAATTATACTTACTACAGTTGTTACAACAGCATTAAGGATTAGACAAGAACAAGGGGATTAATTTCCCCTTTTTGTTTGTCACCTTGCTTTACTACTAATAACCATTTAATTCTTTTTACCATGAAATACAAAACTGTTTTCATTGAGGTACTTGCCGGAGATAGCAAAGGCCTCATCCAAGCTCAAACTAAAATAAACCAATGGACTACCACAGGTTTACTCAAGAAGTTTGAGACTCATAGTACAGGAACACATTGGTTGTTCCAAGTGCTACTGATTAAACAAGAAGGGGAGTAATCCTCTTTTTGTTTTAAGTACATCACCTTGTTTTACTATTATTGAACCATTAAATTTTTTATTATGTTAGTACAAAGTATTATTGCTCTTATTAGAGCTGAAATCATTAAGTCCGGACAAAAGCCTGACAACAAGTATCTGAACTCCTTAACCAAGTTAAAGAGACAAGACTTGTATGACTTGCTTAACTCCTATAAACAGGACAACAAGCTTATGGTTGATTAAGGGGGAAACCCCTTTTTTTCTTTAAATACATCACCTTGCTTTACTACTTATAACTATTAAAATTATTTATTATGGAAACAATTAACACAAGAATTGCTATTTTAAGAGCACTTGATATGCCTTCAACGTGGTGCAAAAAAACTGACCATTTGAACCCAAATGATAGGGTATATATCACTACAGAAAAACCTGCAAGTAATATGTCTATTGAAGAACTTGAAGCTCTCATTGAAGATAAGAAAGCTGATGCTATCATAACAAAAGCAAAGGAGCAATTATTTGAAGCAATAGATATTCTTAAAGGGTATGGTGCTGACATTGATATTGATGTTATTGATATCAAGAGACCTGATTAGGTTTAACAGATAAAGAGGGGGAGCGATCCCCTTTTTATTATGTAATACATCACCTTGTCTTACTAATCTTAAAATTTAAAACTATGATTGCAAAACTTATCTTTACTTGGTACCTACTAACAGGTACAGTTCAACCTGTAGACAATGTTGACGGGAGAACAATCTATGCTATGCCTGATTCTAATATAGAGTATGCTTATGAAGCAGAACTCATAGAGTATATAGAGACAGGAACATTTGAATACAATGAAGACTTGGAGGATTAATTCCTCTGAGTCTATCACCTTGTCTTACTATTATTAATTTAAAACTATTTACTATGAATACAGAAGAAAAGAAAAAGTTATTAGTTCAGTTGCGCAAATTAGCAAAGGATACATCTTACAGTTGGAAGTATAACAAGTCAGCACTTGTTGAAACAATTGCATGTCTCAAAGAACACATAGAGATAATAGAGAAAGGGGAGTAATCCCCTTTTTAACATTTAAACTATATACTATGATAACAGCAATTCTTTGGGGACTTGTGTTCCTGTTGGGATACATTAAGTACTGGTTGATAAGGGGGTAATTCCCCTTTTCTTTTTTTGAAAAGTTAGCCAAGGAGTGTTAAGTATCCACACGGTGGAGCAAGTAGACTTTGGTGCTGATAATCAAGCAGTTACAAAATGTGATGGTTTACCCAAAATACCCTCACACTAGTCCAACACACTTTTAGAGCTTCGCGTCTTTCTTGTCACCTTGTTATACTACTATTGTTGTTTTATTTATTAACCCATTAAAATTTATTAAAATGGAAAAAATTGTAAGTGGTATTTTGGTTTCTTGTTCTGACAATGCTAAGGCTAATGTTAATGGTACTCAGTACTACAACTGCACCGTTGAGTATAACGGGGAACAGTTCAGTGCTGTTATGTATGCTACTGTTTATGACCGTGGCTTTACAATAGGCAGTACTGTTAATTTCAGTGTTAAAGTTACCGATGCTGCAACAGGTGATGTTATATTATCTGTGTTAGGTGCTGGTGCTAAACGTGCTACTGCTAATGCATTTGGCATTGAACTTCCTGCTACTGCATAGTAGGTTCCGTATTAAACAGTGTGTGTCTACCAAGGCATGCACTGTTTTTTTAATACAGGAGCTACGCGTCTTTTTTTATCACCTTGTTTTACTCCTCTTGTTGTTAGTTAACACCGGTCTACAACCCATTAACCCGGTCAACAGCTTTAAACACTTATGAATTAAAATAAATTCCGGAATAAGTTAGTTTAAATAAGTGTATGTAACTAACTGATTATTAACCCCTCTTTATATCCTTACCTAATTATCTTACTGTATTTTACTATACTAGTATAGTATAGTTAAGGATTTTATATAGCTAACTTGTTACTTAACCATTAATACATTTAACTATGCAAAGAGCTACTTACTTCCTATATGGAGTTCTATTCTCTCTTACAGTATATACTGTGTTTTACTCTATAGGAAGGACAGAGAGAAAGACTCCGGTCAAAGGTATAGACCGAGAATATTATTTAGAAGTTTCCCAAGATAGTATTTGGGTTGAGTCTAGACAAGGTCAAATTTATAGTGGTAAATATACAGACTTAGACAGTCTTATTACCATTGATAACTTATAATTAATTGCAATATAGTTTCTAACAGCCAGTAATGGTCATCCGAAGGTAGAACTATAAGTTGAGAAGGATATACTTATCTAGGTATTGCAACCTTGTGAGAGTACAGATGGTGTAGAGATTGTAGTATAATGGACGCATTATATGAGGCTCTATATTCTATACAGGGGTCAGTATAGTCTTAAATTTTGTAACCTGAAGAGGGTTTTATAATACTAATCCTAGCAATGAGATACCCCATTGTTAGGTATTAATGCACCATTCCTGATTCCCAAGGTCAGGCAGTTGTAATAGACCAATATCGGGAATAGAAAGGCTTCTCAATAGCACACTCTAATCTATTACAACTGAGTGCAGAGGGGTAAAAATTAGTAACCAATTAAACTTAAAAATATGATTACAAGAGATGATTTATTTAAACTTGTTGTTGAAACTTCTCATGAACTTGAACAAGCGGAATATGATTTATATAATACTCCCAATGTTTCTGCAACAACTGCCGACTGTGAAGATTTAACAGACAAGTACCAAGAAGCACTTGAGTACAGATGGTGGAGAGAAGAACAAATAGAATTAATAGAGTCACTTAAAGCAGAACTACAAGGATATAAAGATCAGTTAAGTGATCTTGATGATCAAGAAGATGCTGCCCGTGATGAGTTCTACAGTAGAGAAGAATCTTATGGTGATTTCTATGATAGAACTAACTATGCTCTTAGAGGGGAAGATGACCCTAATCTAATAGGGGAGTGATTCCCCTATTTAACTTATAGAAACTTATTTAATAACTTAAAAATCAACTTATGAAATTTGAAGATTTACAATTTGAAGAAACAGATATGGGTATTGGTGCACATCATTTATTTGATAATCACTATGGTGTATCTGTGATTAAAGGTCTATACTCTTATGGTGGAAGAGATGGTCTGTATGAATTAGCAGTAATCAGAATGACTCCTGATATGAAGTACTCTGAACTATGCTATGATACACCTATAACAAATGATGTTATGGGATATCTTACACCAGATGAGGTTACGGATATAATGAAACAGGTCAGTGAGCTTAAATAACTCACTGACCATAAAACTACACTTATGAACAAAACAGTCCCTTTTGGTTACCATTCATTTGGTAGCCACAATCTGATTAAACTTAACATGAACCTTACACCTGAAGATGCTATTGAACTTAGAAAACTATATGATTTCGATGTCATGTACTGTAATAGTAAAAAGAAACCACATCTCTATAGAATAGAAGGTGTTATTTCATGGAATAACAGTGATGGAGAAAAATATCTTAGTTGGTTTGAAAAACTAAAAGTTTACCGAATTAATGCTAAGATGCATAAACTTGCATGTCAGAAACAAGCACTATTAGATAGCGCATTAGGTATGGAAAATTATAGCCAACCTGTTGATTTAGATTTACCCTTTTAAAATTTATGATTATGAAAACAATTGGAATTGTACTATTATGGTTTGTATTTATTGGTGTACTAGCATCTTTTGTTAGTTGTGCCAGCGGTCACAAGTGTGACGCTTATGGTCAGACAAAGCAAGTAGAAACTAAAACTGTAAGCAAATGATTTACAGAAAACTTAGAAAATTAAAAGAGCAAGAAAGGGATATACAGTCCCTTATTATTGCTGCATATCAGTCAAGTGCAGATCCTGATGTTGTTATGATTAGAGTATCTGATTTACAGACAGACTTAGAATCTGTCAATGAAGAGATGCAGATGGAAGAAACATTTGTAAGACTCAAATGGGGTCTTGCATTCTTTGTTGTTGCATCATTGATATTAATTATTGTTACACTATTTAAAACTTTATTATGATTAAGCTTTTATTATTTGTTTTATTGATTACTAACATTGCATTTTCTGGAGTAGCAGATGATGGTATGTATAACGGATTAACAAAGTCCGAGAAAAAGTTTGTAAAAAATATAGAGATTATGCAGCAAGAACATATTGTTAGTATAACAAGACAAAGTCCTAGCTATATATTGGTAGTTTTCCCAACTGCTAAATATTTACTAAATACAGCTACAGGATTTGTATCAAATGTTTGGATTCTCAGTGATGATGATCTTACTTGGGAAGAAATGGGACCAGAATATTAATTATATTTGCGTGCACCTCCAACCGCAGTAAGCAGACAAAAGGTGTAATAGTCTGTTTAATATTGGTCCTGTAGCTCAGCTGGATAGAGCAACTGCCTTCTAAGCAGTAGGTCTTTGGTTCGAATCCAAACAGGATCACTATTATTAACCAAAATCACTTATATGGATTACAATGAAAAACTTATAACATCTGTCATGGGATTTGACTTTAAAGTTTCTATTAAAGATGAGCATAACCAATTGGTTAAACAAGGTATAAAATATACCATACAGAGAAAACAAGGTACTATAAATGCATTTAAGCAAAGAGTAACTGATAAGAAATGGTTTACCCATTTTAATGATGGTCTATATAACAAGATATTAGACTACAGAAAAAACAATGACTAGATACTTAAGATAGTGTATTCCTGCGAATATGCTTTTCCTGACCAAATAACAGGGGGATTAAGTTCCCCCTTTTATTGTTAGCTATATATTGCATTATATTATTTTCCAGAAGCAATTGTACTTGATTTTATCACGTATTTTTACTACAGAATAAATAATGTTATATCAGTTACCAAACGGGAAAGTAGTTCATCTAAGTATTGAAGAATTTCTAGATCTTACAGATTTAGATATACAGTTCTTAATGTCTATAGATTATGGTGAGCATATCATAGACCCTTTTACCGGTTCTGCTGTTGAGAAAAACACCAGAGAAAAATATATTGATACAGACTTTCTTCCACTAGAAGATTATGACCTTAATGATATACCATCAGAGGATTTACCATTTGATGATATCATTGACTTAGAGGATCCACTGGATAACTAGTATTGCTAATCGCGATATGCAATACTGAACACTTATCACTTAGCATGAGTAACTAATGATATAGTAAAAATCTACTCAAAAATCTATTTATTTATTTATTTATTAAAACCAAGAATTATGAATTCAACAGTTAAAATTGTAGCTGATGCTACTACAGGTGCAGTAGTTAGAGTTTCTGAAACCAATCCAGAATTTGCTTCTGTAAGATTAGAGCAAGTACGTACAGTAATTGGAAACAATAACTTTATTGAGCGTAAAACAGTTTCTACCTTATTACAAGGTGCAACTGCTGACTTAACAGCAATGGGCTTTTATGCAGGTCAAGAGTTACCAGGTACTATTGTTATTGAAGAGTCTTTGGCTCCATTTAACAAAAAGAATCCTGAGCGTGATCTTAAAATTGCTGGTGAGACAGGAATTATCTGTAGTGTAGGTGGTCAGCCAATTTACCGAAGAGCAGTATTTTCTACTGCTACTAATGCAACAGATACACTTATTAAGCATGATAATGTAGAGCAATTGCGTTCTGCATATTCTCAAACAAATAGTTCTGCTATCAGAAATGCAGCAGGACAAGACTTTAATATCTAAGATATTGGGTTGATGAAGTAATTGGGGGTGGGTAACTGCCCCCTTTTATTTTTTATGATTATTAATTTATGAAAAAAATGTATAAAATGGAAAAGTTAAAACAGCAGGTTAAAAATTATCAGTTAAATGCAGGCAAAACATACATGCAGTATGAATCAGATGGATACTCTCAGTATCAGAATTATTTATATAAACGTGCTTTGTATGGCCTAAATGCGCTGACAAAAGAAGAGCTAGACACAATGTGTAGCAAAAAGAAACAAAGAATACTAAATGTATATAAGCGTGCTCAGAAAGTACTTAATGTTTTTAAACAGCAAGTTACTAATCAGTATAGCAATTATATATTTCAAACTTTGTTCCCCAAAAGTCCATGGACAGAAGCTATGGTAGCTTATTCTGAGGTAGATGAGAAGTATACTAATACTTTAACTTTTAAAGATTTAAACATTGGAAAAAGTGATATTATCAGTATCTTTATGTCTGAAGGTATACTTCCTAAAAACTTTTTAAGTTTACAGGAAGCACCAGTAACATTACCAAGACTAAAGAATGAAGCAAAAGCTTAAAGAATGTGACGGTTGTGGAAAAGAAACCGTTATATGGAAGAACCATGGGGGATTCAAGTATTGTAAATATTGTTGGAGTTGCCAAAATCCCAAGAATAAAGATAATATACAGAAACCAACTGATTATAAAATCCCCCAGGTTTCTTCTAAAAGGAAGAAAAAAGATGCAGAGTATCTCAAACTTAGACAAAGATATCTTACAGACTTCAGTCTATGTCAGATAGCAGTGAAGGGTTGTGATATTAATGCCACAGATGTACACCATACATATGCTGGTGCTAATAGAGATGCTTTTTATTTGGTACAGTCCACGTGGCTTGCCGTTTGTAGAAATTGTCATGACTGGGTTCACAGATCTCCAAAAGAAGCAAGAGCATTAGGTTATCTTAAATAATTTTGATTTTTAATTAATTTGTGTTACATTTGTGACATGGGAAGATTAACAAACAAAGTTAGTACGCCAGCAATGTTAAATCAATTAACAGATATGGGTGTGTATAAGATATATCATGTTGCCAAAGCTGATACTTTTTATATTGGTAGTGCTTCAGGAAACCGTGATGTAAAAGCTTGTCAAAAGGGCTTTTATAGAAGATTTTTAGAGCATTTGCATCATCTAGAACATAATAAGCATCACTCTAAATACTTACAAAATGTTGTAAATAAATATGGTATTGAAGGCTTAAGGTTTGAGATTATTGAAGTTGTTGATTCAGCGGATAGAGCTCATATACTTGAAAGAGAGCAATACTATTTAGATCTATTAAATCCTAATTACAATTCAAGTAAAGTTGCAAGATGCCCAACGGTTCCCTATACAGAGAAAAGAAAAGAAGCTGTTAGACAAAAAAGAAAAGGTATACCCTTTGTTGAAAGTGCTTATGAGAAAATTAGAAAGAGCATTTATCAATATGATAAAAGTAATGTACTAGTAAAAATGTATATGTCAATTGAAGAAGCCAGCAGAATTACTGGTATTGACAGAGCATCAATTAGTAAATGTGCTTCCGGTAATAGAAAAACTGCTGGGGGTTATTTATGGAAGTTTTGATGCACATCCAAAAGAGTCTAGGGCTCTTGGCTATTTAAAATAACTTAAAAAATATGATTATGAATTTGATTGGAAAAGAACTAAAATTAAAATTAACTACTGATTATTCAAAGTTTGCAGTACTTCCTATGAATAGAGGAATTGATAGCAAACATGTACAAAAGATGATTTCATCTATTAGATTAATGGGAGTAATAAGACCAGTAGTAACAACTACTACTAATGTTATTGAAGGAGAAACAAAGACTTATATTATTGATGGTCAGCATCTTGCTACAGCACTAGAAAGAGAAGGTTTGTCAATACCACATGTTGATATTGCTGTTGAATCTGAAGAAGATTTAGTTGAAAAGATGGCTTATTTAAATAACTCAAGCAAGTCTTGGGATTTAATGAACTACATCAATGCATGGAAAATGATCCGCCCAGATTACATGAAGTTATTTAAGTGGAAAAACATGTATGATATAGAAATAACTATGTTAGCTGCAATTGGTATTAATAATGCAGGAATTAGAAATACTACTTCTAGCATTAAAACTGGTAATTTCCAAATTACTAATCCAAAAGCAGAAGATATGTGCAAAGCATTTAATGATATCTTCTTGAAGATTGGTATGTCAGACAGAAGTGTTAAGTTTCAGTTTCTTGCAGCATTCTTGCAAGCATATGGGACATATAACCATACAAGAGTTATGTCTAATATTGAGAAACATATGAAGACAGTTAAACTATTGACTGATGGAGATTCTACTGGTGCATACATTAGAACTAAAATCTTTAATTTACCAAAATAATGGAGAGACAGGAAATACAAGATGAAGCTTTAAAAGCTACTGAGGGTAAACAGAAATGCACTATTGTACTTGGTACAGGTGTAGGTAAAACTCTTGTAGGCTTAAAGCATATGGAGAAACATTATTCACCATTGCAAAGTATTCTGATTGTTGCTCCCAAACTGTCCATCATTAGTTCATGGAGATATGAAGCTGAGAAATTTGGATTAAGTAAAGTATTAGAAAATGCTACTTTCTCTACTTATCTCAGCTTAAATAAACATAATCCTAATGACTTTGATGCAGTTTATTTTGATGAAGTGCATAGTTTATTAGATAGTCATAGACCATTTCTAAATAGTTTTACAGGGAGAGTGCTGGGTTTAACCGGCACTCCACCTAAGCATAAGAACTCTGAGAAAGGTAGAATAGTATCTGAATATTGTCCAGTTGTCTTTACATTTAAGGCAGATGATGCAATAGAATCAGGTATTATTAATGATTATCAGATAATTGTGCATGAAGTTGATATAAGTACAGAAAAGAACTATAAAGTAGAGACAAAGAATAAATCATTTATGACTTCTGAAGCTCTAAATTATACTTATTGGGGTACAAGGATTGATACATCAGCGGGGCAAACTCACATACTTAGAGTAATGAGAATGAAAGCTATGATGGAGTATCCAAGTAAAGAAAGATATGCTAGAGAACTATTAAAGAGTATTAATAGTAAGTGTATTGTATTTGCTAATACTCAAGATCAAGCAGATAGAATGTGTACACATAGTTATCATAGTAATAACCCTGATTCTGAAACAAATTTGCAGGATTTTAAGGCTGGTAATATTACAAAGCTCTCATGTGTATTGCAATTAAATGAGGGTGTAAATATTCCAGGATTAAAACAGGGAATTATTATGCATGCATATGGGAATGAGCGTAAGGCTAGTCAAAGAATAGGAAGACTTTTGCGCTTAAACCCAGATGATAAGGCTATTGTGCACATACTATGTTATATAGGAACTGTAGATGAAAAGTGGGTTAAAGAAGCTTTGGAAGATTTTGACCAGAGCAAGATTGTGTGGCGGAAGTATAATCTATAGCCAGTATAATTAGTATATTATTATATGGAAGAAAGTGTAACACATAAGATTATTCTGCATAATGATGACAAGAACACATTTGCATATGTAATGGCTTGTCTTATAAGATTTTGTGAACACCATCCTACACAGGCAGAGCAGTGTGCTTTGCTTGTGCATGAGATGGGAAAGTGTACAGTAAAGTATGGAGATTTTCTTACTATGTTGGAAATTTCACAAAGTCTGCGTAATTTAGATCTCAAAACAACAGTAGAGGAAAATGCGGGCAATATGTATTGATGCTTCAAATAAACCAAGCAAGGTACCTGATAATGAGTGGGTTATAGAGGGTGAAGTATATACTATCACAAGAGTAGTAAGAATGGGATTACAGGATAACAAGTTTGGTGTACTTCTTAAAGAAGTTAAACTATCATCAAACTCTTTTCCATATGAACTCTATGATGCAGAAAGATTCTTACCTATTGACTTACTATCAAAGGCATTTGAAGAAACACAAGAAACAGTTAAAGAAGCTGACTTAGAACTAATTTAAAATTTTATGGGAGATGATGTATTGGCACTTTATAAAGTTGCGAATAAAGATATTGTAGATATCATTGAGGAGTTTAATCTTACATCTACTACAAGAGAAAGAGGAACAGTTTATAAAAGATACTATCTATATGATGTTTTAACAAAGAGAAGACATCTTACAACTGGTATGACTGGTAAGTTTTTTGGAAAAGATCATTCATCTGTTATTCATGGAATTAAACAACATGAGTTTTGGTGGAAGGTAAAGGACAAAGGATATATTTCTCAAGTAAATACAATACATGAAGCATTAAAGAATGAAGTTATTCATGATGGCAAGTATGGTATTGAAATAAAACATCTTGGTGAAGAGGAAACCAAAGTTATCATTACTGGCAACTTTGATTGGAGAGTATTGGAAAAACTTCCAAGTAGATTAACAAAAGAAGAATTAATTAAAATGTTTAAGGAACATGGGAAGAATGAAAGAAGCATTCATTCAAATAATGAATGATAATGATGGTATACCAGAATATATGACCATTGAAGATTACCTGACAATGAAAGAGTTAAATATCTATAATTGGGAAGAGTATGAAAGAGCGCAAGAAAGAACCAGATTACAATCTAATAAACAAACAGATCTGGGAGAGACTGCAAAAGATTCTGAAGGAAAGTCCGTCAGAAGAAAGTAAAACAATTAAAAAACCAAAAAAATGAAAAGTTTATTATTAAGTTTATTATTAGTGGTAGCCGGAACATGTGCTGCACAAGTACGGGTGGAACCTAAAGAAAAGTCATATTTGTTCTTATTAAGTGCAACATATGAGATAATAGTATCAAAAGATGGTAGTGCTACTTATTATTGCAGAATTCTAAGAGCTGGGTATGATTATCCATCTATACAAGAAGGGTATTTTCAGGTTACTATTTTTGAGAGAATTGATGGTCTAGTAAATTTTTACACTGAGATGGCTAATTTAGAAAATAAGGAAGATGGGACATATCAATTGTCTATGAGAGTAGAAAAAGATGGTCAGTTATATGCCGTTAAAAAAGGTAGTAAGATTAAATTAATATCTAATTTGTATAAATATGAAAAATATAATATAGATGAAATTAAAACTGACTTAGAGTTATTAAAATCAATGTTAAACCGATAAAACCAAAAAAATGAAAAAGTTATTTTTATTACTATTAACAGTAATTGTTACCAATGTATTTGCTCAAAATAAAATTGAGAATGGATATTTTAAGACTGAATTTACTACTGGCATTGGAGAGAAAGTGTCAATGAGTTTTAGTTTAGATTCTGTAACTATAGATAAGATTACAAAAACACCATCTTATATTTATTGGGATAGCATAACTTTTGCTAATCCTGCTAATGCTGAATATGTAGAAAAGCACAAGGATAAAACACATATGGAAATGTTTTTAATGAGTAATGCGGGTATGGGTTCTATTCAAATAAAATATGCTTTGAAGATTCCTAACAGTTATACACCATTACAGAGTACTAATAATAGTATATATGTGACAGAAGATAAATCTATTGTTATTAGATATGACATAAAGGGTCAAAACTCTTATGGTAATATGATTTTTAATACTGCTGCGTACTATATTTCATTTGTAAATGGAAAAAGTGTTACACAACCATATATTTTCTAGTGAAACACTTTGTTAAATATCTATTGGTATGGATAAGCCAAAACTTGTCCATACCATTTTGGATGGTAGGGCATATACATTTATCAGTGAATGTATATGCTGACATCCATGAGATATTAATGTCTTTAGGTATGAACATTATAGTAGCTATAGGATTTACTATAGATTACTTAGAACAAAAAAAACAGAAATGAAAACAATTTTATTATTAGCAATGCTATTTAGTTTTACTGATCCAATCCCAAATATTGTTAAAGGTACGGTCAGCTATTATGGACAGCATTGGACAGGTAGGAAAACAGCATCAGGAGAAACATTTTATGCAGATAGTTTAACATGTGCACACAAGACTTATAAGTTTGGAACTTTATTAAAGGTGACAAATCTAAAGAATGATTCAGTAATATTTGTAAAGGTTAATGATAGACTACCAAAGTCATCACACTTTATTGCAGATTTGAGTTATGGATGTGCCAAGAAC